TTACCTGTCTTAGAGTTTTCCATTTGATCAAATGAAATACTGTTTCTATTGTGTGCATCAGCAGATGCTTGAGATATTGCAATTACTGCACAGTTTCTTCTCTTTGCTATTTCTCTTACACTTGTATATATCTGTCTTAATTTTTCATCTGTTCTTGCATAAGTTCCAGATACATTAACTTTATCTAATTGATCTATTACAATCATATCTGGTTTATGTTTTTCACAATGTGCATCTATGTCATCCATTGACCAATCAACTGTATCAAACATAAATATATTATCTTTTATATGATCCCAGTGTGATTGTGCTGTATCTAAATCACCCATAACTTGTTCTCTAGTCATACCAGTATAACATGATATTGCTCTCATCTGTGTACGAACAGCAGGTTCTTCATTTATAAAGGCGTGTATCTTTGCACCTTGATCTGCAAAACCATCTGGTCCTGCACATAAACTAACCCAAAATGCAGTCTTACCTGTCTCTGGTCTAGCAAATGCAATCATTAAATTACCACCACCAATACCACCTACATTATCTTTTAGTACAGGTA